ACCCAGGTCGCCTTAGCCATTTCTAGAAGGTTAATCAGTATACACAGTTTAGACAAAAGTCTGTGCGGAAGAAGGGTATCCTTAATACAATACTCCGCAACTTCCCGCAATTTCACTGGGTCGCCTTCCTTGTATCGAGCAAACATCTCCTTCGCGGGCATATCAATCTTGTTGTCTCCAAGATACAACTTAGATACGTTATCGAGTTTATACGAATCGAGTTTATACCCCTTCTTCACCTCGTGAAACAAATCGAACACAAATCTACCCGGGATTGGAATGATCTTCAGTTCGTTATCACCGAGAGCACTCGAAGATAATTTCTTTGATATCAATTCACACGCGTGACCCTTCATTTTACTCAATTCAAAAAATTTATAATCGCATTTGGTGACGATAGCTCTTTTAATCAGGTATTCAAGATCAAAACCAAAGATATTCCATCCGGTGATGATATCGATGTCTTCTTTGATCATGTATTCTCTGAAAGCTTCCAGCATTTCACGTTCAGTCTCGTAATACAAGATATTGCAACCATCTAGATTTGTATCCGTCTTTTTGTAACACAGACACGTCTTGTCGTATGGTTCGTCACTACCAAACTTACACAAGGAAATGGCGATCTGGAAACATGCATCACCGGTAATATCGGCGTCCGGAAATTTACCCGTAGAACTGTTACATTCAATATCGAGTGACGCAACCACAAACGGAGCTGTTTCGGCAATGTCCACAGGTTTTAAGTGTCTCCAATTTTTACAATGAAGGTCGATGTCCACGTTTGCAAAATAACCAGGGTCACACTCTTCACCAGTGTCCAACCATCCAGTCGATTGAATACCAGTTCTGTGCATGAGACGAAGCACTGGATCTAAGTTTGATTCGTACAATTTTAATTTCATGTGTTCATCCGGTAAAGGTCTTCTTAAACGACCGGCGACCATCCGTCTCGCCGCGAGATTTGTAAAAAACATCTGCAAGTAAGGAAATTGCTCATTGTTTTGAAATCCCCACACATCTTTCCTATGGATGATGTTGTAACTTGTCAAGCAACCAGGACATGCTTTGTCTATCTTGTTGTATATGATCTGAACTCTCTGTTGAGTTGTATTTTTTGGAAGCTTAACGAAAAAATATGGAGAAAAATTTGTCGTCACGCACACGGATTTACCTTCCCGAGTTTTACCAAAGATACTAATTTGGTGTTCATCTTCAGTATCCCTTGATTCCCAGGTGAGCGCTTGGAAGACAACCATACTTCGTTATACATCCAAAATTTTAATATAGTTTATAATTAAATGTCAGCAGCGTTAGTAGATCTCGTATCAGTCGGGGCTCAGGATGTCTACATCACGGGTGATCCACAAGTGAGCTTCTGGCGTCAAAACTACAAGCGTCACACCAACTTCGCGCTCAAACCAGAGCGCATGGATTACATCGGTACATTTTCCGGTGGAAACGAGGTCTCTGTGCCAATTATCTCCAAGGGTGATCTCTTGAGTTACATGTGGATTGAGCAACCAAACATCTCGAATGTTTTGGCGAACGACGATGGCTTGTTCTCGAGCGACGATAGCAGCGCCACCGAATTCACGCTTCTCGTTGGCGGCCAAGAAGTTTGCCGTTTTGATTCCTTGTACATTCAGGGTGTACACAACATTCTTTACCGCGATAACCAAGCCAGGGCTTCGTGTGCGGTGACCACAGCCGAGGTCAGTGGAAACGCGGAAGGTGCCGGTGGTACCGCGTGTGATCACTACATGATCCCATTTTTCTTCAGTGAAGACTGGACCAAATCGCTTCCATTGGTTGCTTTGCAATACCACGAAGTTGAATTGCGCATCAAGTGTCGATCGGGTCTCAAGGATTTGGGTGCCGCACCAAAGATCTACGGTATGTACGGCTACGTGGATACTGCGGAACGTGAATATTTCACGAGCCAGGAACACGAACTCCTCATCAGCCAGGTGCAGTATCAGCCAGCCACCAAGACGGATACGTCTATTGATCTCACCTATTTCAACCACCCAGTCAAGGCTTTGCACATGGTGTCCTCGAACGCCTCCACCCAGGGTTGGTCCACGGATTACAGCTTCGATACAGCGTCCCTTTACATCAACGGTTTGGCGCTTTACGAAAACACCACCAAGACATTCCACCACAATGTTACCCATGAGATGCACACCACGGCTCTCGCGGCGGGTGTTCTTGATACGGCCCCATTGTACACTTGGCCATTCTGTCTTTCCATAAACAAGACTCAACCAAGCGGCTCCCTTAACTTCTCTAGAATTGATAACGCGAAGTTGACCATTCAGAGCCCAGTAGGCGGTGGACTTATCCACCGCGTCTACGCTGTGAACTACAATATTTTGCGCATAAAAGATGGTATGGCGGGTATAGCGTTCTCCAACTAATTTCCGGAAGAACCAAATCCGTTGTCGCCTCTCTGCGTTTTATTTAATTCTTCAACCTCCTCAATGAGGGGTGTCTCACAACGCTCCAATATCATTTGAGCGACTCTATTCCCCTTTTTAATGGCGAACGGTTCACTCCCGTGATTAAAAAGGATTACCTTTAATTCACCCGTGAAATCTGGGTCAATAACACCGGCACCCGTCTGAATACCATGTTTTAACGTAAGTCCAGATCGGGGAGCTATGCGACCATACACACCCGGTGGGAGAGATGCACACACACCAGTGCTTATGAACGCACGTTCCATCGGAGGAACAATTAAATCTTCCATGCTATACAAATCATAACCAACTGAACCAGGTGATGTTCTAGTGGGTATTATAGCATCTTCGTGCAGCTTCTTAATTCGAAGTCTCATACGTGTATGTCGATTCAAATCTTTATCTTTGTAGATTTCAAATGTTACCAGTGATCATAGCGTTGGGTGGTCTCGCGATAGCGTACACATTCACCGGCGAAAACCTCATCTCTTCAGAAGAAGCAAAAAGGTTGATAAAGAGTGGTAAGATAAAACAAGTGATAGATGTGAGAACGTATACAGAATATCAAATGGGTCATTATCCCAGAGCACTCCATTTACCAGTAAATAAAATGAATAAAAAGACTGTATCTGAACTTCCTAAAAAAGGTTTACTCGTCTACTGCAACTCTGGGCAAAGGGCCAGAGTTGCGGCAGAGAAATTAGTCGATTACGGTTTCAAAGATGTGTATTACATAGCTGGTCACTGGTCCAGCCTTAAATAAAAGATCAATAATATGGAATAACCAAGTGTGTACATACACGAAATGCACACACTATATAAACTCCAATATATTATATTGAGTGGTATATTTGTAACACAAAACAATAAATGTCCAAACACATACGGGAGTGTATACTTATTATTGTCTGTACACACAACAATTACAGACAATACAAAACTTACCACTTGTATTACATCATTTAAAAATACAAACATGGTCAAAAAGTGTACGACCGTCAACATTTTTGTGTATTCCCAGGCATTCTTGTCGAAATACCAGATGTATTCTCGTTCAAAAGATATAGGCACTAATTCAACATCTTCTTGACCTTTAGCCAAACACAGAGATTCATCTGGATTCTTCACCAAATACCAGACATCTCGCATATTCAAATTCTGCGTTTAAACTCTAAGTACATGATAACATGGTAGTGACACTGACTGTGATCGCATTTTTGGTTGTTTTTCCACTCACGCTGATAGGGATATCAAGAACGTGCCAACCTCACCCCGAGGACCTTTCGTAACTTCTGAAGAATAGCGTTATCAGGAATAGCCTTCCCCGATTCGTATGAATTGATAACGCTCGCGGGTACACCTATCGCGTTTGCTAAATCTTTTTGCGTTTTGAAACCTTTAGCAATACGCCCTTGTTGAATCGTCTTCGCCATCGATACAGACACCTTCTCGTGTGTACCGATTTCCGTTTGATCCAGTTTCTGTTCCTTCGTCACTTCACGATGAGGTCGAGACGCGGGTGAGGGTGCAGACTTTCCATGAATGACGACGGGTTTCCAATCTTGATGATTCATATTCATGTATACCATTTATTCTATAAGTAAATGGTCTGAAGTAACATGAGAATCAGTACCGTTCCAAGTACTAACGTAGGTATAAACGGTTGTTGTGCCATAAAT